AGAGAGACGATTACAGGGACTTTACTAATAGGGTAATGATACTGCAATCAAGAAAAGAAGAAGCCCCTTATCTAGTAGAACATGATTTTGTTCTTGACACTTTTGAAGTGACACTACTGGATAACAGGTATACACTAAAAACAATCATGGAGAAAACATCATGAGAGAACCATTAAGAGTAGACGAAGCATATTACATTTCACATGATTCAGATTACAGTAAATTTGCAGATGCAGTTATGGACGTAGGGCCTGCACCTTGCGTTAGATATGATTGTCCTATGTTCAATGAATGTAAAACTGAAGAGAAGGAATGTTTTGCATTTAGAATTTGGGTCAACAATGGTGGTGAACTGAATGAGAAACAACAACTAAAAATGGGGACTAGATTTGAGTCAATTAAATAGAAAAATACTTGACAATGACCCTCACTTTTTAGTATACTATACAAGATGAGAAAAATAACTAATAACAACTTAAAAGGAGACTATAATATGGATAAAAGAAGTTATGACAGAAGTGAATCGATTGACGTGATGGGAAAGCCGTTTCACTACACACCCGATAGGAAGGAATTTTTAGATACGTTGATATCTAAATATCCGAATCAATCGGTTTTTACTAAAGAAGAAATTGACAATACTGGGACGTTCCCATATTGGGTGAAATCTTCTAGGTATAATTTTAGAGACAATGGTGTCTTTAATCTTACTGCGATTATCGGTGGATACAATGGTGGATATTCCGAGAGTGGAATAGTTCCTCCAGTAGAACAACCAAAAGTTGTTCCAGTTGCACCAATGCAATCAGTTTCAAACATGCCAGTTGCAGCTGCAACTCAAACTGTTAACGTGAATGACAATGTAAAAATCATTCCCGAGAAAATGTCAAACTATGTTCCTTTCGGACACTTCAAAGATGTCAAAGGAATTATCAAGTCTAAAATCTTTTTCCCAGTATTCATTACTGGATTAAGTGGTAATGGTAAAACATTAATGATTGAACAAACTTGTGCTCAATTGAAGAGAGAACTCTTCAGAGTCAATATCACAATTGAGACTGATGAAGACGACCTAATGGGTGGTCACACTTTGGTCAATGGTAATGTCGTCTTCAGAGAAGGCCCTGTTATCAAAGCAATGAGAAAAGGTGCTGTCCTTCTTCTTGACGAAGTTGACTTGGGTTCAAACAAGTTGATGTGTCTACAATCAGTTCTTGAAGGTAAAGGTTATCTAATCAAGAAAACTGGTGAGTGGGTTTCACCTAAAGAAGGTTTCACAATCCTTGCTACTGCAAACACTAAAGGACAAGGGTCTGATGATGGAAAGTTCATAGGAACTCAAATCATGAATGAAGCCATGTTGGAAAGGTTTGCAATCACAATGCAACAAGAATACCCACCAGTGACTACTGAAAGAAGTATTCTTAAAAAAGAAATGGAATTGACTGGAGACGTTGATACCGAGTTCTGTCACAAACTAGTAGATTGGGCAGACATAATCAGAAAAACCTACTATGAAGGTGCGATTGATGATGTCATTACCACTAGAAGATTGGTTCACATTGTGAATGCATTCAGAATGTTTGATGACAAACTCAAGTCAATCACCATGTGTATTTCAAGGTTTGACGAAGAGACTAGAAATAGTATCCTCGACCTCTACTCCAAGATTGATGCTGGAGTAGACTTGAATGCAGAAAACCCAGTTGACGAAACTGAGTCTTCAGAGTATAATGACTAGTATGGGATTATTTAAGACTAAGTCTAAGTCTAAAGACATAGACTACAAATATGACGAGGGAGAACTTCTTAAAGAGTTCTCCACGTATATTGATACAACTTATGACCAACACTACAGTTTAAACAAATACCAGTCCACTGAATTTATAATTGACAGTGGTCATGGAGAAGGATTTTGTATCGGGAACATACTAAAGTATGCTCAAAGATACGGAAAAAAAGGTGGGAAGAATCGTGCAGATATACTCAAAGTATTACACTATGCATTATTCATGCTTCACGTTCACGATAAAGCGATAAAGGAGGCTAAAAAGTGATGAAAATTAGTAATGATACGAGAGATATCTTCAAAAATTTCTCAACAATAAACCAAGGGATTAAAGTCACAAGTGGTAATACACTTCAGACAATCTCTAATATGAAAAACATTCTTGCAGTTGCAACTGTATCTGAGGACTTTCCTCAAGATTTCAGTATCTACAATCTGCCTGAATTCTTAGGTGCAACCAGTTTACTGGAAGACCCCGATTTCAATTTCGGTGATGCAAGTCTAACAGTTGCAGACACAAATTCTAGTCTTGCATATTTCTATGCAAGTGAAGGAATGGTGACTTCACCCGAAAAAATGATAACAATGCCTGATGCAGAAATCGGTATTGATATCTCTTCTACACTTCTAAACGAGTTGCAGAAAGCAGCGAGTGTTCTAGGTGTCGGAGATTTAATTCTTTCTTCAAACGGAACAACAATCAAGTTGGAAGTGACAGATAAAAAGAATACAACTTCAAACACATTCTCAAGAATCGTGGGTGAAGGAAATGGTGTTTCATACACTATGAACTTTAAGATTGAGAACCTTAAAGTATTGGACGGAAACTATGAAGTTCTAGTTTCGTCAAAAGGAATCTCACACTTTAAAAACAAAGATGTGGATTTAGAATACTTTATTGCATTGGAGCCTGATTCAAAATACAATGTTTAACCTATATAATAGAGTAAGTATTGCAATAGTCTCTGCAGTGCATACGGGACATAAGACATCTCATCAATCTTCAAGGGTTCTTATGACAGTTAATTCGGAGGGGTTTTAACTTCTTATGATGAATGAATTTTTATTTGTAGAAAAGTATCGTCCTCAAACAATTGAGGATACGATACTACCCGAGGGTATCAAGAACACTTTTAAAGAATTTGTAAAACAGGGAGAGATACCAAATCTCATGTTGTGTGGTTCTGCTGGTGTTGGTAAAACAACAATTGCAAAAGCACTATGCAACGAACTGGGTGCAGACTTTATAGTAATCAACGGGTCAGACGAAGGTCGTTTGATTGATACCTTAAGAACTAAAATTAAAAACTTTGCATCTACAGTTTCACTTAGTGGTGGGTCAAAGGTTGTTATCCTTGACGAAGCAGATTACATTTCTGCAGACTCAGTTCAACCTGCCTTGAGAAACTTCATAGAGGAGTTCTCTTCGAACTGTAGATTTATCTTTACTTGTAATTACAAGAATAGAATCATTAAACCACTACATTCAAGAACAACAGTTATAGATTTCAAACTAACACCCAGTGATAAACAACAACTTGCTGGAATATTCCTTTCAAGACTTAAACAGATTTGTGATAACGAAAGTATTAAGTATGACGAAAAGGTTTTGGTTGAACTTATACTTAAGTTCTTCCCCGATTTCAGAAGGTGTATCAATGAGGTTCAGAGATATGGAGTCAGTGGTGTAATAGACACTGGTCTTATTGCAACACTAGCTGAAGAGAAACTAACACCACTTATTGATATGATGAAGGACAAGAACTGGACTTCTATGAGGAAGTGGGTTGCACAAAATAGTGATAATGATTTCGATACTTTGTTTAGAAAAGTTTTCAATACACTTGAACAAAGACTAGAAGCTTCTAGTGTTCCAGCAAGTGTTTTAATTATTGCAGATTATCAATACAAATCTGCATTTGCAATGGACAGTGAAATCAATTTCGTTGCATGTCTTACCGAGATTATGTCGGAGTGTAAATTCAAATAATGGGTAAGATTAGACAATGGATAGCAAGATGGTTTGATTACCATATAGAGAGAAGTCTACAAAAACAAGCAAACAAACTGTTTGCAAAACATAGTGTAGAATATAGAGACGGAGATAACACATGACACAATATGATGAGAGAGTTGAAAAACAAAGACTCAAAATAGAAGCAGAAGAATGGGCAAAGGGTGTTAAGTCAGTCCATGCACATTCACTTACTTCATGCTGGTATGACACACGAGGTAATGATGGTTCAGTATTGGACATAGAATACAACAATGGTGTCGTCCAAAGAGAGGTTAGAGAAACAGGTGAAACTGTATTCTTTGGAACTCCATTGAAAGGACAAGCATTAATCGATTCTTACGTAAGAAATACTTAATGTCTAAACGGAATCCATTCGATTTTGTAAAGTCGGTCTCTTCCGATAAAACTGATATCATGGTTGATGATATCGAAGAGAAATCATATCAACCATTCTTAATAAACAAAGCATTATCTTATCACCAAGATTCTGTTTTTCTTACTAACGAAATGAACATTAGACATGGTGTAGACAATCGTCTTCAATATGTCTTTTTCCTAAATACTCTTAGGAAACGTCAAAGGTTTTCCAAATGGAGTAAACCTTACGTTAGTAAAAAACTCGATATAATTAAAGATTATTATCAGATATCAATAAAAGAAGCAAAAGAATATGCAACTTTACTATCTGAAAAACAATATCGTGAATTGAAAAACAGTATGAAAACTGGTGGTAGAGATAATGGATAACCAAGAAGAAATAGTAAAGAGCCTCGTTGAGGTCACATTCCCCGAAAAAGACGATTTTTTAAAAATAAGAGAAACACTTTCTAGAATAGGTGTCGCATCAAGAAAAGATAAGGAATTATTTCAGTCTTGTCATATTCTACACAAACGTGGTAAGTATTATATCACACATTTCAAAGAGTTATTCAAACTCGATGGTAAACCTTCTAACCTTGATGAGTCAGATATTGCACGAAGAAACACTATAGTGTCTCTTTTAGAACAATGGAAACTAGTATCTTTAGTCAATAAGACTCAAATAGAAGACCCAAAAGCACCCCTAAGTCAGATAAAAATCATACCATTTAGAGAGAAATCTGAATGGAAATTGACAACGAAATACTCAATCGGTTCCCAAAATTCCTAAATACAACTGTTATAAATAAATGACATATGGAGGAAACTATGTTATCAAGCATAATAGACTTTATTATGGGGATTTGGAACTTACTTATGGTAATTCCAGTCGTTATATCTATTTGTAGTGTTATTGTCGCTTTGACACCAACACCAGCAGATGATAAGATATGGGCAAAGGTATACAAATACCTTGAAGTTCTTGCACTAGTAATAGGTAAAGCAAAGAATAAAAATCCATTGTTAGAAAAATAAACTGAGGAAATGTAATGGAAATTATAATTGGAATAATAGCTCTAGTGGGTATTGTTTACTTTATTCAAAATAAGAAGGATAAAGGTTCAAGTGTGTCAAAACCGACACCAGCACCTAAACCTAAAACACCTAGTGTTGCAGAATTGAAGAAACTTACTAAGAATCAACTTATTGAAATGGCAGATAAGAAAAATCTTAAAGTCAAAAAAAGTGGTTCTAAAGCAGCTGTTATAAGTGAATTACGAGAACAGTTATAAACTGATTGTAATTGAAAAGGGGTGCTTATGCACCCTTTTTTATTGTCTGTAAACAATTTTTAGTATAAATAAAGGTATGGATATATTTGGTTTGATAAGTGACGTGGGAGCTCCGATTGCTGGAAGTCTAGTGATGGGGTTCTTTATATTTACTGTTATCAAACAAATACTAGAAGGTGTTGTGGATAATATTAAAACCCTCACCATGTTTTGTAAGAGTTTAGAGAATCGTGCAAGAACAATGTCTAACGAAATGATTAAGATAGACATGTTAGTGTCAAGTGCATTAGAACTCAGACCCGATATAGAGAGAATTGCACGTGCAGAGAACTTTATAGAAGACGGGAAACTAGACGTGAGACGAGACTAGTGGAAAATATTGCACAACTTATTTCTGATTATGGATTTCCAATCGTCATGATGGTTGGACTTGGATACTTCGTATATTATGTTTGGTGGTTTGTGGGTGAAAAATTGGAACCCGAAATCGAAAAACAACACTTTGCATTGATTAAAGTGATTGACCAAGTGCGAATGTTAGACCAAGATTTGATTCGTCTACAACAAAAAGTAGACGTGGTTCTTGAATATAAAGAGAACCAAAAAAAGAGAGGAACCATAAAAGATGATAAAACCGACAGTAGTAATAATTAGTATTTGTTTTGCACTTAGTGTAAGTGCAGATGAAATAGTTCACAAATTCAAAAGTCCTTCATTCAGTGGAATAGGACAATCATCACACTATCTTACAATTGAGAACCAAGAGAAATCAAGACGTGACAAGATAGCACAAGACATAGAAGATAGAATTGCAAAGGCAGAAAGGGACGCAAATAATACCACCCTTGCAAAATTTTTAAGGAACGTAGAGAGCAGAATTTATGCTCAGATAGCAAAACAGTTAGTAGAAAATATGTTCTCTAACGGAGAAGCTGCATCATATGGTGTTTTCTCAATAGAAGGGAATACAGTCACATACGAAAAGTTAGTTGGAGAAGATGGTGCAGAATTTATTAGGCTAACAATTGTTGCAGAGGACGGAACAACAACAACTTTAGATATACCAGTTGGAACAGGAAGTTTCTAAATGAAAAACGTAGGATTACTAGGACTAGTCATAGTCTTGCTTACCAGTGGGTGTGCAAGTATTCAT